CCTTCTCCATGCAGTACATCGTTGATCTGTCGCGCAGCACCTTCTCCATACTCCTCCATCTTCTTCTGAAGCTCGTCCAGCTCCTGTGCGTCCAGTTCAAACGTTGCCATGTCAGCACCTCTTTTCCGGATGGAATAACGTGATCGTGGCAATCTCCACAACCATGTCCGTGTTGTTCTTAAATGTGTAATTGTACTCAACCGGATCCGCTGTCGCTTTCAGCTTCGCGCCTTTCTGCGCTTCCAGCGTTTCAATCACTTTCTGTATGTACCCTTCCGGGATGTAGTCTTCATGTACTACGTGCACCTGGTAGAATGTCTGGTAGTCCACACGGTTCGACGCTTTATCTGTCTTTTTCCTGTTGAATACAAAGTAGTTCCACTCTTTCAGGTTCTTTTCTCTACACGCTCCGTAGTAGGCTCCCGCCATCGGAACCTCTGTGCTTCTCGCCAACTCTTCAAGCGTGTTCTTTGTGGCCGTCAATATACTGCTCATTTGATCGTCCTCTCTTCCTCCAGATACAGGTACATTTCTTTCGCTGTTCTGTCGTGGTCTATATTGATGATGCTGTACAGCTTGTCTTCGATCGTGATCTTCTTTGTGCTGTCCACTTTTTCGTTCGATCTGGTCTTCACTTTCATTGACAGGCTGCGTCCGATGCTTTCTGCGAACTGGATGTCTTCGTCCCTCTTTGACTTTTCTTCGTATGCCAGCTTCAGGATCTTGTTCAGATCTTTCATACTTCTGGCATTCTTCACTGCCGAAAAATCTGTGTCCTGCTGCCGCTGTTCGCACACGTACAGCATTCCGTCGTTGTACCTGCTGAACCTACTCTTCATGTGTTGCTCCTTTCACTCTGTTGTAGTGCCGGATCCGCAGGATCTCCTTTCTGTATGCGTCTTCGAACTCATTCAAGCAGTCGTTCCATGCGTAGAGCATATAGTTCAGGTACAGCCTTCTCTGCATACCAGGGGCGAAGTAGTTTCCTTCTGCCCCCAGGATATGATTCAGTTCTACTTCTGCATCCATCATCATGTCGATGATCTTGTCATCGGTGTCAGAGTCTGACCACGTGATATTCAGATGCCGCTTCACCTGCTTCAGGCAGTCGGCTGGCATATTATCCCTGTTCAGCACTCTTTCTCACCTCTTTCTCAGGCTGTTGCGTCCGGTGTGCCTTCCACCTGGATGTATGCAGCTTTCAACTTGCTGATGTCCAGAAGGATCGCTACGGTGTTGTCGTATGCTTTACCCATTCCGTGAAGTTTGATCTTGAACACTCTCTGATCAGCCAGGAACTTGAACTCGTCACTGTATTCCAGCGTGCCGTCCTTGCTGGTTCCAAGTCCCATGAAATACTCTTCTGGAAGTACCAGAATTGCCTTTCCCGTTTCCATCTCCGAAGATCTGATCACTTCTGTCGGGAATGGGAATACACTTGTTGTGTAGCTTCCGATTGCTGACAAGACTGTAGTCGCTGGCATGATCTTGCTCAGATAGTCCTGCATGTTGCAGATCAGTGTTACCTGATCGAATACACGGTCGTTTCCTTTCTCTGTCTTTGCAAGTTGTGCCAGAACTTTTCCATACTCTTCCGGCATGAAGCTGGTCAATGCTACAGCCTTCTTCTGTGGATAACCTGTTGATGTACTCACGCTCACGCCTTCGTGAATATCTCTGTCCATTCCGATCGGACACTTGTTGCCATTTCCTGAGATGATTGCTTTTTCAAGTGCCTTTGCAAGTGCTTCCTTCAGGAATGCACGAATGTAAGCGTCCAGGAATACCGGGCCAAGCTCAAGCATATCCTTCTCGATGATTGCAAACGCGGACAGCTTGCACTGCTTGATCTCTACAGTCTTGAAGGAAGATGTGATCTGCTTTGTGATCTCGTCATTGACGTCGCCCCATACCGCAGAATCTGCTGTGTGATCGTTCAGGATCCATCTTGTAAGGTACTGCACAGATACAAAATTGATCCTTGCAAGCAGTGGATGCTCTTCTGTCAGCTCTCTGTACACATCTTCGATGATGGTTGTCGGCATGACCTCCGGTGTCAGAAGGCCGTTCATAGCCTGCACAGTCTTCTGTTTTCCTGCCTCGATGACTTTCTCGTAGTATTTCTGTTCCGTCGCTGTAAGCACACGGAAGCCTCTCTGAAGCAGCACTTCTTTGTCTCCGTGGGCGCTCTCAAAGTCTGCCTGCACAGTGCTGGCAATGCTTTCCCCGAATTTCTCGAAGGCTGCTGTGATGTTTTCTTTGTTTCCGCTTTCGATTGCGGACTGCATAGCGACCACTGCGTCGCGTACCGCTGAATTTGCTTTAAACATTACTTTCATGTCCTCCCTTAAATTAAATTTGTGAATAACGTTTTTAAAAAGTTTTCCTCTGGTTTCGGATCGCCAGTCTGTTTCTGGCCGTCAAGATGCTGTGGATCACCTGCTTTCTTCATGCCGTCCAGTGTTGCCTGGATATTGTCAAGTTTCTGCATGATTGCATCGCCTTTCTGGTGCTGCTGTGCTCCCAGTACGGCCTGTCTGATCATGCCGAAGGCTGTCTGCTGTGTTTCTCCGTCCTCTTCTTCCTGGTCTGCGATCTCTGTCGCAAAGCCAAAGTCAAGGCATTCTTGCGCCGTCAGCCATGTTTCGGCGTTCATCTTTTCCTTGATCTCGTCCTCTGTCAGATTGCATACAGACTTGTATGCCTCGATGCTGGACTGATTGATCTTGTCGTTGTCTTCTGCTGCCTTTCGCATCTCTTCACTGTTGGCGTAGCCAAGATATGACATGCAGTTATGGATCATCAGAAGGGCGATTGCTCCCATTGTTCTGACGTCTCCTGCGCAGAATACGATTGTTGCAGCGGAACATGCGAAGCCGTCGCAGAATGTATGGATCTGTGCGCTGTGACGTTTCAGGCTCGAATAGATGGCCAGGGCTTCCGCCACTTCTCCGCCGTAGCTGTTGATGTACACGTTGATTGTGTCCACGTCCAGTCCTTCGATTGCCTGCTTTACGTCTCGCGCAGACACTTCTCCTTCACTACATCCCCGATTCCTGTACAGCTCTGCTGCTGATGTGATGTCTCCGTAAATATTGATGTCTGCCGTCCTTGTTTCTGCATTCTCTACGATCTGGTATACTGCTTTTCGTTTCATGCTTTGTTTTCACCTCCTTCTGTCCCCTTCAGGAATCTTCCGATCTCCTCGAAGTTCTTCGTGATGAAGTGCTTGCGACTCCATTCTGTGTTCAGCGGCGCCATGCCTAACTCCTCACGCACTTCGTCGATGCAGTACGTTCCGGAACTGATCAGGTTGGATATGCCTGCCGCTATATTGAACAGGTCACGATGCTGGATCTTGCCTGTATCAACCATGTAGAAGTTGCCTTTTATGTAGTTCTCTGCTCCTCCGCGTTTGTTCAGTCCTTCCGTGATCATGTCTGCGTATGGATCCACACCGAAGGACAGGAACGCTCCTACGACCTCCGACATGTTCGTGATGTTCCCTGTCATCATTGATTCAGGTATGTGCATCGCGCCCGCTACCGTCTTGAATAGATCACTCCGAAGCTGTACGAAGTCCGCTGAACTCTTCGCTGACGTAGTAGCCTTGTCCGGTTCCAGGCTGTAGCCGTCAAATTCCGGATAGACTGCATTGTCAGATTCTATATAGCTCTTCAGCTGCTCAGATATTTCGTTCTCGAACTCTTTCTCGAACTCCTCGTCTCCAGACTTCACTCCGTCAATATGAATCTTGTACTTTTGTCCGTTGGTCTTCTTGAACGCCTGTGCTGCTGCCGACATGATCTTCCCGTACTCTTCGTACATACCGTCGATCAGCTGCTTCACGTTGATATTGTCCAGCGTGAACATGTAACAGTCGTTTTGTGTGAATGTCTTGTTGAACTGGAAATTCCCTGTTGTTACTCCGCTGTAGATGTCTCCCAGGATCGGACGCTCCTGCTCCCTGATCCATGAGTCTGCACAGTACAGCTTCCCGGCCGCATCCACCACCAGGGCCTTTCCTTCCCTGATCGCCTTGTTGATGACCTTGTGCCAAAAGATCGAACTTGTCTCATTTGCGTTCGGTGACACATTCAGAAGAAAATAGTCTTCGCTCTTTGTGGGCTTTCCTCCGACGAAGCACTTGATCTCAGATCGTGAGATTGCATTCGCAATCAGTGACGTGGCCGTGTAGATCGCCAGCTCCTTGTAGTACAGTTCCGCAGGAATATCTATCACAACCGCCGTCGCATCTCCTCCGATCTGCTGCTTTGTCGGCATAATTTTCTCTAAAAAATTACTGATCCATCCCATTGTCCTCACCTCCTCGCTATAGTGTTATCGTTCTGACCTTTCTGATCTTCGGTCGTTCTTTTATCTTTGATTCCGGAACCATTGACGCCACCAGTGCCATGAATGGATCCGTCTTTCTGCTTCGTGCCTCGATCTTTGCGTACACGAATGAACCCTTGTCTGCTCCCTGCTGCCGTCCGTACCGGATCACCTTCGTGTTATTGGTCGCCCATCTCAGCACTGGATCATCGCCCCAGTGAAAATACTGGTTCAGGAAGCAGTGGTCTATGATCGGAACCACTGTGATGATGTCCGTCTGCTTCACAAGTATCAGGTTTCCGTGCTCTTTTGAGATCCCGACACGTGCCAGCGCGTCAGATAACAGAGAATATCTGTAGTTATCTATCGCAACCATAGCGATCGAATACTTCTTCCCTGTCTCTGCGATGTAGTTCGCAATTACAGACGGGTGGATCTCGATGTCGTCCACATACTCCAGCTGTCCCTTCTTCACCCACTCACGCCACGGAGCCTTGATCCGCGGAATGTCTTTCGATGCTGAACAGATCCAGGCGTGATTGATGTCGTATCGCTTGTCTCCGTCCTTGAAGTGGAAGTTCACTGCTGCAAAGTCGGACGTCTTCATGTAGTCGATCCCGACAGTGCAGCTCCAGCCTTTCAGTTCCGGCAGTTCTTTGTTCGTTGCCTTGATGTTTTCCCAGGAAGTGACCGCCGCTTCCTTCGCTCCGGCTGTCAGGTTCATTCGTTTCGACATGAACGCAGGCAGTCGCTCCGGATTCTTCTTCCACTCCCTGTACTCTTTCCTGGTTTCAGCCAGAAGGTTCGGCAGGTATGGCAATGACGGGTTTGCTTTTGTCCAGTTTGCCTCGTCGTCAACCTCTTTTTTGCTGTCCAGGCGGCAGATAAACGGCAGCAGACCGTTGTCGTCTTCTTCTCCCTGCAAGATGCCCTCTGCATCTTCCAGAAGGTCGTCCAGCGGCCCCTCTCGCACGTCTCCGTTCGTCGTGTAATAGCTCCGGCGTGGGTGTTCTTTCTTTCCCAGTCCGGTCGTAAAAACGTTTATGTTGTCGTAGTTCTCATACTGGTGAATCTCGTTGAAGATCACGATGCCAGAACGCAGGCCATCCTTGCCCTTCGGGCTGTTGGTTCGTCCTTTGACTGTGCTCTTTGTCTTGCTGCATGTGATCTTTTCCTTTGTCCAGTCGTAAAACTTTTTGATCTTACGCAGAATCTTCGGTTCCTCGAAAAATCCGGTCAGATCCTGCACCGGACGCATGGCCTGCTCTTCGTTGTTGGCACAGATGTCCACGTCGTACTCTCTGATTCCGTTGTACGGTGATGTCAGGCAGAACGCTTCAACGGCGATCGTTCCGTCCTTGCCTGCTCCACGCCCTAACATAGCGAACAAATCCGGCCATCGCGGCATCTCACTGTCGTCCCAATATGTACAGTCATGCAGGGCGATGATGAACTTCTGCCACGGAAAAAGGTCGAACGGCACATACTCTTTCGCAAGGTGCATATATTTCGACAACTGCTCTGTATTGACGTGAATTTTTTCGTTTTTGAAGCACTTTTTCACGTGTTTTACAAGCAATTTTTGATCTTTGCTGCACTTGTATGTGTCGTTTTCAACAATGTCGATCCAGTCCTGGATCTCCGGAATCCTGCTGATGTCTGTCACAGCTCGATGTCTTCCTCTGCGACCTTATCCGTCGTTAGTCCCAGGTCTTTCAGGATCGTCAGCATTGCCCTGGTGTACTGCGGTAACAGCTTCACGTTCGGGTTGTCTTTCTCGTACTCTTTTCCGGCGGCAGACGTTGCAGTGTAGGACAGGCCGCGCTTCTTGATGTCGGCTTTCATCTTCTTGACCAGGCGGAAATACTCGACATAATCGTCCACCAGTCCCTCAAAGTGCGACACGTCTGCTCCCTTTGCTCTCAGCTGTGTCATCAGTGACTCCCTGATCGCCTTCTCTGATTTAGCTGCCATATCCATCACCTCACTTTTTCCTCGCGTATGCGCGCGTAGCTTTTTTGTCGTGCCCCCTTCCCGTTGTTGGTTTCCCCTTCAGGAAGGGGCTACGGGGTGGTGGGGGGTGTTACCATCTTTCTTCGTTCACATATCTGTCGTCGTTCTCCTGCGATCTGTTCCTTCGTCTTCGTTTTTCCGGGTGCAGCTTGTTGTGGCACGCCTTGCACACTGGCATCAGGTTCCTGTACGTCTTTCCCTCGAAGGTGTATGTCTTACTCAGTGCAAGCGCCGGATGCTTCCGCACGAACTGCACATGATGCACTGTGCTGATCAGCTTCTTGTTTCCGTTCTCGTCCACATCGTATCGTGTGATCTTCCCGGTCTTCCTACACTCAGCACATTCGTAGTGGTTTTCCTTCAGGACTTCTTCCTTCAGTGTGATCCACTCCTTCGACTTGTAGAATTTCCACAGCTGTCCCTCACGGATCAGCTCCTCGATCCAGTTCTTCAGTTCATCTTGTTTCAATCTCTCCACCTCCAGGCAAAAGAAAAAGAACCCCGGTTTGTTCCAGGGTTCTCCTTCTTTCCGGTATGTTCATCGTACCGTTTTCCTTGTCCTGTGAGTGACGCACTTATATTCTCCCCGACATCAGGAAGTAGAAGCGTCGGCGCAGCGTATAGAACAGCGTGCTGCCGCATGGTATTCCCTTCTGTTGCATCTGCTGGAAGGTTGTTCCTTCCTCCGTGACATACTCCAGCATAAACGGATAAAGTGCAGGATAATCCTGCACTGCCTCCGCCACTGTGTTCTCGATCTTCCGGATCTTCTCCTCGATCTCTGTGACGCTGCTTCCGTGGTCGTCCTCGCGTGCTCCACTGGTCAGCGCCTTGTGCCATTCTCTGTACTGATGGCAATATGAGTATGCCGTCAGGAACGCGTGCTTGCTGATTCCGTAGCGTTTGTTCAGTGGTCGCACGTTTGGCATGTCTTATCTCCTTTCTTTCTGACACCTATCGCAGTCACCGAAGGATGCCCCGAAGCACCCCCGACACTTGACTGGTTTAGTCTGTGGTTTCGTGTTCCTGCTCTCCTGTTTTTTCTCTGGCTTTCGTTTCGTCTGCATCCTCCTCCTTCTTTCCTGTGATGATCTCTCTCATGTATCTGTGCGGCACTTCTGCTCTGATCCCGTTGAAGATCAGGTCTGCCTTTGCTGCGTTCTTCATCAGTGTCTCCAGATCCGACACTTTCAGTTGTACTCTGTCCTCTGCTGTGATTGCATCCATCAGTCCCATGTTCTTTTCTCCTTTCGCTCTCCTGCGCCCTGCGTGGCGGGCGCTGATTATTTGATTGCTTTCGCTCCGATGACGCAAGCCGGGGCGAAGCGAAAGCTGGCCACTGCGCTGTGGTAGTAGACGTAGCCGGACGCGTATACAAACCACGTATAGCCCGCGTAGCCTCTGTTCGCGGATCTTGTCCAGTGCCACTCTGTCTCCTGCTCCGGATTGACTTTCACGCAGTCGCGTTCTGATCTGAACCGCTGGTACTTCTTTTCTTCGTCCTTCATTTCTTCCACGGACAGAAGGAAGAACGTATCCAGTGTTGCCTCTCTGTCTCCGTTCTCCTTCAGCACAGGAACCAGGAGTCTTCTGAACCCTTCCTCGAATCTCTCCTTGAAGGCGATGCTGTTCATGTTTCTGCGAATGCTGGACTTCTCCCATTTGTTACAGCCGTTTTCATCGAATGGCATTTCATCGAACGGAAGATCTGCAAACTGCAATGTCATTGTTCGCATGTCTGGATCCGCAGCCTTGTCCTTGTCGTAGTCCAGGATATTCAACAGGGCCGTTCCAATTCCTTCGACCTGGACTGTGATCTGTCCATCTTCTCCGAATGTTTCTCTTGCCTTACCTGCTGCCAAGATCTCCTCGATCTGCTCCCATGTGTACTCTGTTTCTCTGATTGTTCTCGCTTTCATTGTCTGTTCTCCTTTTTCTGGTCAATACTCTTTCTTCGCATACCGGACACACCATTCTTCCCTCCGGTATGATTTCGCCACACATCACGCATCTGTCTTCCATTGTTGTCTCCTAATCGAACGGAAGCTCTTCTTCGATTCCGTCCGGTATATTCATAAAGCCGTCGGCTCCTGTATCTGGTGACGGTTGCGGTGTCTGCTGTGTGTTCCGATCTGCTGCCGCCTTGCTCTCTGCAAACTCTGCTTCTTCCACGACCACATCTGTCGTATATACTTTCTGTCCGTCCCGGTTTGTGTAGCTTCCCGTCTGAATCCTTCCCACAACTACCAACTTCGTTCCCTGGTGTGCATACTTCTCGATGAACTCTGCTGTCCGTCTGAAGCATACGCAGGAAGGAAAGTCTGCGCTTGCTTCTCCGTCCCTCTTGCCTCGTCTGTCTACTGCAAGTGTGAATCTGGCGATTGCCATAGGCTCCTCGCCCTGTGTGTATCTCACGTCCGGATCTCTTGTCAATCGCCCCATCAGGATCACCTTATTCATTCCGGTGTCCTCCCTTCTTGTTTCTCTTGTGCTGTGCTTTCAGTTCCTTCACTGTCAGCGTGATGATGATAGCTGCTGCCAGTACCAGGCCGACCGCTACCAGCACCATGACAATCCACAGGATCGCGCCTCCCGATACCATCAGCAGCAACTTCATGTTCTCCCATGCCTCATACATCTGTCTGTCCTCCCTGAATAATTTTGTCCAGCAATGTCTCGTACATTGCTCTGTAAGTCTCCGCTTTTGTTGTCTCTCTGATTGCTTCTTCCTTCCAGTCTTTCGGGCTGGCTCTTTTATCCACCATCATGTCCCCCCCCTCTTCTTTCCGGTCTATTCCGATTGCAACGCCCAGTGCTTTGTCGATGGCGTCCATTTCTTTTCTGCTCATTCTCCCCAGGAACTTCCCTGTCCTCTGCTTGTCCAGTGTTGTCATTCCTTCACACAGGGCGACCGACTCGCGCCCTGTGCTGTAGACTGTGACATGTGTTTCCAGGTTCTTCTTCGGTTTTGATGTCAGGAACACCACCGTGATCTCATTGCTATATCGGTTGTTCATGTCATTCGACACGACCACCGCCGGACGATCCTTCTTCATTTCGCTGCCGATCTGTCCGCGATCGTTGTTTATGTAATATATGTCTCCGCGTCTCACTGCTTGTGTGTGTACCATGTGTTCTCCTCCTGGTTCCAATACTTTCTCTCTCCCAACTGCTGCCAGCCGTTCGTCTTTTTTCTCCGATTCCTCTGTACTCTTCTCAACTGCTGCCGTCTGATCATCGGGATTCCTTTCATCTTGCGGCGATTGTTACTCATAGGCTGTTCCTTTTGTGTTCCTTCCTTCTCGCCTATCGTATACCCTACTTTCCCCAGTTTCTCCAGTGCCTTTGCTATTTCGTCTGTGCTGGCATTGTATGAGCTTACAGTGCAGTCAATTTTTATTTTCTTTTCGGCCGCTTCCTTCGCTCCGACTGGCAGGTTCATTCGTTTCGACATGAACGCAGGCAGTCGCTCCGAATCCCGGTCAATCTGTCCGCTGTTATTCTTGTGTCTTGTGATCTGTTTCTTGATCCATTCCGTGATCTTGTTCAGTTTCATTCTTTCTTCCTCCCTATGCTTCTTCTATCCCGATCACGCAGTAGCCATCTACCAGTGCCGACGATGTGCTGCTGTCTTCCAGGTGGTTCACTCTCAGCTGCATCTGCTCTCCTGTCGCCCTGCCCTCTCTGAACTCCATCGCTATGATCGTACTGCTTTCGCTGATCTCTGTGGACTTCACGATCAGGAAGGTCTGTGTCTTGTTTCTGATCCGGTCGAACGCATCGCAGGACAGCCGGATCGTTTTCTTCTTGTCGTCTGAAGGAAGATGCTGCATCTTCTCTTCCTGCTCTCGCTCTTGCAGCTTTCTCTTTGTTTCTCTGTCGATTGCCGCCTGCTCTTCTTCATAACGCTGCTGTTCTGTTTTCTCAGCTTCTTTCTTGTCTATGTACTGGTCGCAGCTGGTGCAGGTCGATGTCTTCACGTTGCACTCCAGATACCTGCTGCATCCGTAGCAGATCGACGTGATCCCTTCCGGATGTGGCGTCTCATAGTCGTCTCCTGGTTTTGTTGTTTCTTCCTGCTTCGGTTCCTGTCTCTCTGCTTCTTCCGGATCTTCTGCTTCTTCCGGATCTTCTGGTTCTTCTACCGCTGCCTTTGCTTCTTTCACTTCTTTCCAGGTCAGCCCGCCGGACTCCTGACTCTTCTTTAGCATGTCCTGCTGCTGTTCCTGATCCATGCCGCTGATCTCATATGCTGCGCTGAATGTCAGTCGTCCCTCTTTCAGCTGCTCCGTGAACTCAGGAATCAGTCGCTCATTGATAGAATCAATCTGTGCGATCTTCGTTCCCGACATCTGCATGATCGAAGCGATCACATCACGAAGGCGTCCACTGTCCAGCGTATAGCCCTGAAGCGTCAGTCCGTTATCCTTCATGTACTGGAGTGACTTTCTCAGCTGCTGTTCTTCCTGGAGCAGATCCGCCATAGTCTTATCGCGGTATGCGTTCGCCATTATGATGTTGACCATTTCTTCGTGTTCTTCCGCTACGCTCTTGATCTGGCATGTTGCGATCTCGAACTCTTCATAACCTTTCTTTAGCAGGAGCTGCAATGCTCTCCATCGTCTTTCCCCTGCTATGATCCTGTACTCTCCGCGCTCACACGGCGCATACATGACTGTCATGTTCTCCAGGAGTCCGACCGTCAGAATCTCCTGCGCCAGTTTATCTATGTCATTCATGCTGTAGAAGTTCCTGTCATTGCTGTACATCTTCCTGATGCTGATGTCCTTTGTGCGGAACCTTGCCCGTGGCTTATCCTCTGCCGCTGCCTTGCTGTTTCTGTTCAGCGCGTCCATGACGCTCCACCCTGCTGCCATGTTCATTCCTCCTTCGTTTTCATCGTGATCGTTATCTGTTCCAGCACCTTCCGGTTTGCACTCTTCACATCTGCGTGCGAATCACTTCTGTCTTTTTCTATGTACTTCTGGATCAAGCGCTTCGTCTTCCCCGGATCCAGAATGATCTTGAACTTTGCGATCGCTTCATCAAACCTTTTCTGTATCTGTTTATCTGTCATATTGTTATCCTCAATTTCGCGGAAGATCGGTTCTGCTTCTGATTCGTCGATCTGATCAATAATGTCCGTGATTTCTCCTTTTAGTTCTCCCATTTTCATTTCCAGAAGTTCTGCTCTGGCTGCTCTTTTTTGAAGTTGATTGAACGTTTCTAAGCTGATTGTTACCTGTCCTTCAATTTCCACGTCTACTCCTCCATCTCTTCCAGGATCTCCCTGGCCACTTCTCTGTAGTCTCTTGTCACGATGCAGCTCTTTGAGAAGACCGGAAGCGGCACGCGCTGCATAGTTGCCTTTTCTGCTACGATCGACCGTCTGACTGATGTCTCGAAGCATTCCTGTCCGGACGACTCTTTCAGCCACTGCTCCACCTGGAGACTGGTCTGGTTCTTCTGTCTCATTGTCATCAGGACTTTGATCTTGATGTTTTCGTTCATCCCTCGAAGATCTTCCACCTGCTCCGCCATGTTTGCGATTGCTTCCACCTCGAAGCCTCCGACCTTCACAGGAAGGATCAGCAGATCCGTCGCTACAAGTACGTTCGTAACTGTCATGTCCATCAGCAGTCCGCAGTCCACTATGCAGTAATCGTATGCGTCCTGCACTTCCAGCATGGCCGCCGCGAATCTGATGATCTGGTCTTCCTTCTCGTTCAGCAGCAACTGCATGTTTGTCCGCATCAGATAGCCGTTCGCCGGGATAATATCCACATTTTCATATGGAGTTGTCTGGATCAGTTCTGTCGTGCTGTATGTACCGCCTGTACTTCTGTGCTTCTCCAATAGCTCCGACATTCCGATCCCTTCCGGCTCGAAGCGATCGTACAGCATTGATACGTTTCCCTGCTGGTCTGCATCCACCAGCAGCACCTTCTTTCCGTGTTCCTGTCCCAGGATATAGGCAAGTGATGCCGCTGTCATCGTCTTACCGATCCCGCCTTTCTGGTTCATTACTGTGATAATTTTCATTGATGTGTACCTCCTGTTCTTTCTAGCTTGCCGCCTGTTGTTCCTTTCTTCTTCCTTCCTCCCAGCTGATCACTGCGTCCATAGCTCTCCTGTAGCACAGCGCATCGTCTTTCTCTTCCACCTTGATGATCTGCTTCTTGTCCTGGCCTTCGCCCTGGAAGATCTTTATGAAGCCGTCATCGTACATCGAGAACTTGCTGTGCAGTCTCAGGTTATGCCTTCTTGCGATCGGTCTGTATACCTCGTAGAATCTTCTGACTGCTTCTGCATATTCGTCCATCACAGCCTCCTATCGCATTGGTGATACTTTCCTGTTTTTGTAAACGGTCAGATTCTGACACAGCATCGTGTCTTCTCCCTTTCCTGTGTCTATCGGCTTCAGGTTTATGTACTCCGTCAGGATCTTGATTGCCTCTTCTGCTCCGTAGCATACGACACAGTAGTGCCCTGCGTCTGCCAGGGCTTTCAGCATTTCCTTCTGGCTCTTTTCTATCGTTCCTTTGTCGTACTTCATTTCGATGTACAGGCCGTTATAGATGCCCTTCGGCACCGGAAGGCTCAGATCAGGGATTCCCGCTTTGACACCCATCTGTTTCAGCTTTACAGCTTCAGCTTTGTTCCTGCTGCCGCCGTTCGGACAGTGATGCAGTAGCTTCAGCTCCGGATGTGCGTTCTCGTTCCACATCGCCCAGCTGATCACGTTGATCTGCTCCGTGTCTTCACTCCTTCTTGCGTATCGCATGTTCATCTTCTTTCTTTGCTCCTTTCGCTCGCATTCGTGCGTATATGTAGAATCGTCCGTTGAAGGTGTTGTACTTCACTTCTGCCTCTGCGAACTCATACATGTCGCCGTACCACTTTGTCAGGTGGTCGCAGATCTTCAGATCCCCCTTCACGATCCTGTTCACATGATATTGTTTCGTCTTGTAGTGGTTCACTTTCTCCTTTGGCTTTCTCAGCCCTGTGGAAGCGTTCCACGTCTTCTGGTATTTGCTCTTTCTCTCTTTTTCTTTTGTGATGTACCTTGCAGCACCTACAAGTCCGTTTTCGTCTTTCTGTAATCTGCGAAGGTGGTTCCTCTTGCCCTTGTTCCAGGTCGCTTCCACTGTGTCCATGTCCAGATCTCCGTCCATGACAATGTGGTGATGGAACCTTCCCTTGCTTCCGCACTCTGTTGTATAGACATACCTTGCATTCTTCAGTCCCATCTTCTTTCGCTTATAGTTCAGTCTCTTGATGAAGTTCTGCATGTTCCTGACCGCTTCTTCCAGCGTCTCAGGTTCTTCTGTGTATGTAAATGTCGCCCATATATCCCTGTTGTCGAAGTTCTCCAGGATCAGACGTTCGCACATCTTTCTGCTGTTCTTATCGTTCAGGTTCTTCTGTGCCTGTCTCTGTTTCTTTCTTCTTCCTTCATCCGGGATCTGGTTCTCCTGTCTTCTTGTGAACTCTGGATATATTTCAATCTCCAGCTGATCTCCCGATCTGATCTCCTTTGTGGCATATATGTTCTTCACCTTGCCTTCCTTCAGGAGTCTCTTCTCGTTCTCTTCCTCCATCTGTTCCAGGCTGTTCTGATATGCTGCTTCATAGTCGTATGGGACATATACAGTCCTTCTCTTTCTCTTACTCATGTCTTATACTTCCTTCGTAGACTTGTTAGTATCCATTACAAGGCCGATTTAAGACGTTCAAGAAATGCGCGGCTTTGTTGACTTCCGCTGTCGTCTGCTGTACAATACTATTGATGTGTACTTTGGTTCTCAGCATTGTCTGGAAGCCATTGTGTAGCCTTCCGGAGCCGCCAAGCATACCGGAAGGCTTTTCTTTTACCCTGCTTTTCTGACATCTTCTTCTACCTTCCTGACGCTCGTCAGGCGTACCTTCACGCCTTCTTCTCTTGCGTTCAGGATCATGGCGATCGCTTTGAACGCCTTCATGGGATCAGGCCCATTGTTCTCTACTGCTGCCATGTAACTCACTTCCTTTCTATGTACTGCCTTTCGGCATGGTCTATCTGCATCCGTATGATGCAGTCATGTATATCACCACTCCCTTCCTGGCAATGCGTGACACTGTGCTGCGCTTTTCTCCTTAAAAAGCTGCTCAAAACCTGATAACTTACTATGCAGGATTCTGGCAGCCTGCACACGCCGCTATGTTTTCACAATGTTCATCGGATGGCTTTCAGCTTGCCATCGTCAGCGATCACGTTGCCATCGTGACCGGACGGGGCCTGTGCCCCGTTTCGGCTTCTATCCTTTGAACATTTCCTTCAGCAACTCCGTCGCTTCTTTTGCGATCTCGCCGCCTGCTTCAATAACCTGTTTCATAAGTTCCTTCTGTTTGGCCGTTTCTTCCTGTGTTGGAAGCTCCAGTGCATTCACTCCCTGTTCCATTGCTTTGAAGACCGCATACAGGATCAGCATACAATCCTCTTTTGTTTCGTACTCTGCTACTTCTTCACAGCATCCGTCATACACCATGAGTGTGTGCCTGATCTTGTCTTCCTTCTTTCCTTTGGCATACTCCTTTGTCTCTTCGTACCCGATTCCTTCAATGTGTCCGGACAGGTTGTACAGCTTCTCTTTGTTCTGCGATAAAATAAACATGTTGTCCTCCTTAATATTCGTAATCTTTGTTCGCGTCTGCATCGTCATAGCCTTTCACCATGATCTGATCGTAGCAGTCCCAGCAGACCAGTCTGCACCGGATCCCGTTTGCGTCTGTCGTGTACCGCATGTCTTTCCGATCAGCGTGGTGTCCACAGATCGGACACCTTCGGAAGCCGCTTTTCTTTGTTCTTGCCATTATCTTCCCGCCTTCCTTTTCTCTATCTTGTCTAACTGCTGCATGATTTTTTCGTATCTTCTTCTGTTGCTTTTCTGTGCCTGGTATTCTTCCGCAAAGCTCTGTGCGTCTTCTCCTTTTATTGCTGCCTCTGCCATCTGATCCGCTGCCTGCTCCATCTTTTTCTGTGCTCCTGTTTCTTTGTCGTATGCCATGCAGTAACATTCGTGCATCAGCTCTTCCGGGATCTGATTATCTTTTATTTCTTTTCTTAATCTTTCGTTTTCCAGGCTCAGTCTGTTGGCTGCATCCTTGTTTTCTATCTCTGCCCTGTGTATGGTTTCATTTCTTTTCTTTAGCGTTTTGATTTCTTCCTTCAGTTCGTCCGTTTGTTCCTGTGCGATCTCTGCACTGCGTTTCATACTGTACGCAGTGTCTTCTCTGATGTTTTCCTCTGCCAGCTCCAGGACGCCCTCCATTGCAAATCCTACATAACTATTTTCTCCAAGCCCTTCCACGATCTTTCTGATCTTTTCGATTGCCTGTCTTTCCTGTTCTTTCGTTGTCATGCCTGTCCCTCCTCGTTTTCTCTTTTCTCTTTCATAAGCCATATGTTCTCGTCCTCGCTGCATACTCCGAAGTATTCATCTGTCCGTGTGAAGAAAAATTCGATTCCATAAAACTGCTTGATCGCCAGCTTAAAAACTTCCCATCTGTCCTGACAGCTTCTGCAAGTGTTGTCCCAGTATTTGAAGCCGAGTCCCTGATCTGGATTTCCGATTCCCGGTGTTGCTTTTCTTCTTTCATCAATAGCCTTGTCCCATGCGCGAATAGTTTCCTCTAATTCGCCGCCCATTTCTGTTTCCATGAACTTTTTCACATTCAGCTTCATTCTTTTCTCCTTTTCTATGTACTCCCCGACATTTCTGTCGGGGAAAAACTATGCCGTCAATCCTGCACGAACTGTTTCGCCCATCTTCAGGCCGATCATAACGTACTTGATTCTTTCCTTGTCTGCTTCTGTCAGCTGCTCCAGCAGTTCAGCGAACTCACGTGCGTCTTCGGCCTTACGGTTTACAGTTTCTTTTCTTCTGTCAACTGCTGCCATGTTCATCCCTCCTTCTTCTTATGCTGTTACCAGTTCATAGTCTTCCAGCTGTTCTTTCAGATCTGTAGTTATTCTTCTTTCTGGCCATACGCTACAACGTGTGGCTTTTCTCTTAAAAGCATTTCAAGAATCTGTGGAAGCACTGCTGTTTCCTGTGGTGTCACGTTTCCGCCTCCCTGAAGGACTCTTGCTGCAAATTGATCCATTTTGTTGATCAGTTCCTCTCGTTCCGTCTCTTTTCATCTCCTTTCTGTTCCCTCCTGTGTTATACTGAAAGTAAAAAACGGAGGTCTTTATGATTATCACTAAAAAAGATGTTAAAATTCTTCGCTACATCAACAGGCGTGGTTCTGTTCCCAAAGACAAGCTCTCGAAGAAGTTTTCTTCTGATCGTGTTCTTCTGCTTCTTGATGGGAAATATCTGTCATGCGACAAAAAGTTTTCATCAAAAAGCGGATACGCTTTGCAAACCATTCCTTCTGACTCTGCTTTTCGCCTGACAGATCTCGGTATCTCTACCATTGAAAAATACCAGTGGTTCGACCTCCAGTATTTTGTCACTTACATGGTCTTGCCTGTCCTTATTGGTGTAGCAAGTTCGGTCATCACAGCCATCCTGCTACGTATGATATAGCGATTCCTATGAATGCCCCGATCATCCCACAGATGATTGGGGTTCCGTATTCTTCCATGAAGTATTTCATTTTTTCGCCCCTTTCTGTTCCGTATATTTACATGATAGTCTCTTTACGTAACTTTGTCAACATATTTTTGTCACTGTACGGAACTTTTTTGTTGACCTTTTATATTCAACGTGGTATTGTGTAATCAGAAAGAAGGTGAATGACATGACGCAAGGCGAACGCGTGAAAGAAGTCCGCAAGGCTTTAGGCCTTACACTTGACAAGTTCGGCGAAAAAGTTGGCGTAAAAAAGCAGACCGTCAGCCGCATCGAAAACGGTGTTAATAATGTCACTGATCAGATGGTGCTTTCGATCTGTCGCGAATTTAATGTAAATTATGATTTCTTAATGAATGGCGAGGGGGAAATGTTTGACGACCTGCCGCAGACGGTTCTCGACGAATTGTGTGCGCAGTACGATCTGGATGATCTGGACAGGACTCTGGTAGAAATGTATATAGAAATGCCGGAGCAGGTTCGGGACTACCTGAAGCAGGAGATCCGGAAGCGATTTCTGAAGGAAGACACAAAAAAATAAGGGAACCCATTTGGATTCCCTTTTTTCTCACTTCGGAGTGTGTATGTATATATACTTTACGAATCTGTAGATCCGCTTCAGCTGATCCTCCGAAGTGATCTTCCGGAGCAGTGCGTCGATCTTCTGGCGTATGTCCATCCGCATCACCTTCCTTCTGATTTCATTATATCTCAAATTATGGAAGAATAAAGGTGATCGGTACCTGTTTCCCGATTTCGGGAAATAACACCAGAAATCGACTGCTGCTGTCGCAAACCTGCTATACTATTTGTAAACCGAATCATATAGATCGCTTATTTTGACATCCAGGGCGCGGGCGATCGCTTCCAGCTGGTTCAGCGTAGGCGATACAAGGCCGTTTTCGATATTGTTCAGTGTTGTCTTCCCGATTCCTGTGGCGGCTTCCAGCTGCTTCAGTGTCAGACCCCTTTTGTTCCTGGCTTGCCATGTCAAGACTTCCATGTGCTTTCCTCCTGTGTAGTGTAGGATGCACATATCTCGTCAAAAATATGAAAAAGGACAGCCGCGTCAACGACTGCCCCTTCTCATGTGTCTATGCTCCGCAGCTTTACGCCAAGAACAGACACGGATCACACCCTCTATTCTAGCATAAAGCTGTGTTGCTGCATAGCTTTATTTTTTATACCCTTTTCAGGGTTCTATGTCAGAAAGAAGGTTTTTTATGAATACATATTTTCATCCGCAGCCGGAACTGTACGGCCTGCGTGTAGTTAAATACATAAGATGCAGCCACGAAGGTCAGGTACTGCATGGCGATACTCTGGAAGCCCAGGACACGCTCCTGAATGAATTTATTGAAACGAATCACATGGTACTTGTAGACACTTTCGTGGACGAAGCACTGACTGCCAGAAAAAGATATACCAAAAGAAAAGAATTTGTTCGCCTGTTGGACGGTGTGCGTGCTCATGCCTTTGACATGATTCTCTTCACTAAATTAGACCGCTGGTTCCGTAATATCGGAGACTACCACAAGATCCAGGAGATTCTCGACGCAAACAGTGTGCAATGGAAGGCGATCACAGAGTCTTATGATACTACCACAACGAACGGCCGTCTGCATATCAATATCCGTCTGTCTGTGGCTCAAGACGAATGTGACCGTGATAGTGATCGTATAAAAGATGTATTTGCTTACAAGCTGAAAAATAAGACGTACATATCCGGCAGCCTTCCGCGTGGCTTGATGCTTGACGAAGAAAAGCACGTGATCATAGATCCAGAGTGGCATCAGTTCGCCCTGGACATGTTCGATCACTTTGAAGCCACAGGAAGCAAGCGCGGCACACTTCTCTACCTTCAGGAAAAGTATGACATGCGCCTGTGCTATGACACTGTTGTCCGGAATCTTCGCAACCCTCTGTATAAAGGAATGTACAGAGACGATCCAGGCTTCTGCGAATGTACAATCACTCCGGAGCGCTTCGATCGCATTCAGCTTCTCGGTCGTAAGAATGTACGACATCGGAAAACGAATCGTACATACATATTCACAGGACTTCTGATCTGCTCTAGTTGCAAACATTATCTTGTCGGTGCCGCTACTACCGCAACGCTTGCTCATGGTGTAAAAAAAGAGTACAGATCTTATCGTTGCAACCAGCGTTATCAGTCACACAGCTGTGACCGTGCCAGAACATACCGTGAGCAGGACGTCGAAGACTATCTTCTCGGTCATGTGCGTCCTGCGCTGTCCCAGTATATTGCACAGTATGAAGTGTCTTCTTCCAGTATGCAGAAAAAGGATCCTGCTGCTGATGCCGCAAAGATCCGCCGTAAATTAGAAAAACTCTATGATCTGTTTATGGATGACTTAATTGATAAAGAATCATACAGGGAAAAATATGACGATCTCCAGGATCAGCTGAAGAAATGCCAGGCTGTTGTCCCTGTTCCTCGTCGCGATCTTTCCGAAGTGAAGTCACTGCTTGCTCAGAATTGGGAAGAAATATACCAGGCTTTTACTGCTGCCGAAAAGAACACTTTCTGGAAGTCTTTTATTGAATCTATCCTTGTGCACGAAGATGGAAGCATGGATATTTCTTTTTTGTAGCTTTGTTTTTACTAACTACGCACCGCCCGT